CAGATTCATTTGTTGAACCTGATAATGTATCTAAATTAATTAAAGTTTCATCTTCATTTCTAGCGCCAGTAATTTTATTAATTACTTTAAATGAATCATCAACTAATTTTTCAGATACGATAGTCATTAATAACCTATGTGTCCTGAGGTACTATCATAAAAAGTTTTAGACAGTTCTCCTCTTTCTTTAGTTTCACCAGCTTTTCTAGTTCTAATATAAACTTTTACTGTATCGCTTGTTCCTGGTTTAGTATAAGTTCTAATACCATTTGCAATTACAGAATTAGCACCGTCAGCCGAATCAGGATATGTGTCAGTGACAACGGCAGTATTATCATACTCCCAAATACCATCTGAACCTGGAACAGTTACCCACGCCATCTTTATTCTCCTGTTTCTGTGTCAATATAATTGTATAGAACATCTGTACTTACATTGTGAAAGTCTGCGACTTTATCAACAGCAGTTTCTACTCTATCAATTATACTACCTTCTTCTTTTTCTATTACTTTAAAAAAATCAGTTACCACTTCTTTGTGAAGAGGTGGCAACTCATTAAAAGTTTTTGTAGTTATAATATTGTTATTATTATAATTACTGATTTTCATTCTCAGCAGGTGCCTCTGCTTCAGGTTGAGTTTCAGTATTAGGTGTAAACTCAATCTGTTGACCCTCAGTGTCCATAATTTGGTCTGTTCTATCAGACGGGTCAATAACGGCAGGCTTTGGGTCACTATGAGGTTGTGCCTCTACTCCATTAAATATTTTACCTGCAATATCAACTCTAGCTTGGTCTAAACCTGCAGCTACTTTATCTCTTAAAGCATCTTTAAATGCTTCGCCAGCTTCTGCATTGTTGCCAGCTGCTAAGTCATCAATAAATGTTTTTACATGTTCACTCATCATTTTCTCCTATTATAAGTTCTCATTATTTGTTGTTGGGGCTGCAATAATACCGTCATCAACTTCTTTTCTAATTTGTTTATCAATATCTTCAATATCTCTTTGAGATTGTTTTAAGATATTTTTTCTTACATATTCTACTGAGAAGTATTTACCAACATAATCTCTTACGCTATCAGCTAGTCTTAATCTTTCTAATAACATTTCAGACTCTTTTAATTCTGCAAAGTGTCCGTCTTGTAAGAAATCATATTGTAATGCATCTCTTAAAATGTGCCAATCTTCATCTGTAATTACAGCTTTTAAGATTAACTGTGTTCTAAGAATGTCATTAAATAATTCAGTAAATTTCTTTCTTAGCCTTTGAACAAATTTAGTAAATTTAAGTTCATCTCTAGTAATTTCTGTAGAACGGCCAAGATTAAAACCTTGACTTGCCTCTAATCTACTAGGAGGAACATTTAAACTTCTATAGAGTTTCGCTCTAAAGTATTCTATATCTGCAATCTCACCTAAGTTTTGACCGCCTGGTAATGTCGTAATATCAGTACCTCTACCACCTTCTCTACTTGGTAACCAAAAGTCTTCAAGCATAGACATATAGTTTCGGTCATCTCTAATCTCACCTGTAGATGCATCATAGACAAGTTTATTTCTATATCTTGCCATAACATCTCTAAGATATTGTTCAGCCTTAACTTTAGGTAAATTACCTACATCAATCTTAAAAATTCTTCTTTCAGGTGCTCTTGCTATTCTGTAAATAACAGCAGAGTCCTCAATCATTCTTAATTGATTAACAGGTTTGATTGCCTTATGTAAATAAGACAAGACCATATTTTTGTTTTGGTCAACTAAACCACTAGGTACAAATGAAACAGCATCTGGAGCAATTTTAATACCACCAGATGTAGTATTAGTTACACCTTTTTCATTGTATAAAAAATACTCTTCAAACTCATCAATCATAGTTAGTGTGCTAGGACCCATAACACCGTCAGGTCTTCTTTTTCTAACTTCTCTAATCTTCTTAATTTTACGAGGGTCAATATATCTTAATTCAGTGATACCTTTTCTTGGAGATTCTCTATCAATTACTTTATGATAATAGATTCTTCCGTCAACATACCATCTTCTAAAGATGTCGTGCCCTTTAGTATTAAAGGCCATTAACCTTAATACTTCTTTAAACTCATCTTCTATCTTCCTTCTAACTTCTTTACCAAATGGGATTTCTTCGATTTTAAGACGAATAGCATCTTTCAATTCATTAGCCACAACTGCTTCATTGACAATATCTTCAATTGCCATATCACATTCGGGGTGTAATGCTATTTCTCTATATCTACGAATTAAATCTTGCTCTGTTTTGGCCTGTCCCTCCATATCGAGGTACTGACCAAAATAACCACCGGCGGCGACGGTTTGGGTACCGTCATCCGCTTGTGGTTGTGTAAAGCTTTGTTTTGGATCCGCCTGTTTTTTCAGACGAGTGATAGAAAATCCAAATAATTCAGCCATAATAATATTCCTTTTTAACTACTATTTATGTATTAAGTAGTAGTGTTACTTTCAAAGTATTGATATGCAAAAGTCACAGAAAATTCTTCAATCGCTGTAGCTTCGTCATATGTCAATTCAATCGGAGCAATTGTAGTAGGAAATACACCTCTTAAAGTGTAAGACTTAATAGTTGCACCGTTTCTATCCAATTGGTCAACAAACGCATCAACTTGATAATCCGCTGGATTTGTCAAGCCTTCATTGTCTGTCAAGTTATTGATACCATTTGACCATCTTTCAAACGCATTTCTTAGTTTGAAATCTGTATCATTGTACACAGTAACAGACCAATCTTCAATTGTTCTATCACCAGCAATCTTAATAGCTCTGCCTCTAAAAGGCACATTAAAACTAGGTACAGTCATACCTGGTAATGATGTTGCTCTACATAAGAATGCTAGGTCTTCTATTTCGCCACCAACTTGTGCGTAACCAGGAAAAGGCATAGTAACCTTAAACTGATTGGCTCTTGCGCCACCACCTGCAAGTTTGGCTTTGAAGTCATTAATGTTTGGCATTTTATTTCTCCTTTACCTATTAACCTGCAACTTCGTCAAAGCTGACGCCAGTTCTGGTTGCGACAAATTGTAATGTGATAAAGTTGATACTTCTTGCTGGTTTCACAAAGATTTCAGCAACAAATTCATTTCTATCAATTACTTCGCCGGTGTTGTTAGTTTCATCACACACTACTAAAAAGTCTGTGATACCTCTTCGACCTTGTACTTCTCTTAGGAAAGGCTCTACAATGTTTCTAAAGTTCGCTCTTGTAAATTCATCATTGAATTCAAACAATTGGAATTTAGAAGCAGTTGAAATTGCCTTCTCTAAAGTGATGAACAGTCTTCTAACATTGATTCTATCAAATGCTGAAGGAGCTGACAATCCAGTTTTATCACCGAATAATACAGTACCTTGTCCTGGGAATGTTGCCACAGGATTTACTCTAGCTCTGTATAATTCATCTCTTTGTGTTTTAGTTGGATTAAATGCAAGTTTCACAACGCCTCTAACAATACCTCTGTTAAAGCCTGCTGGTGAATACCAAGCATCCGCTACTAAGTCTGTTCTAGCAGCTAGTCCAGCCATGTCACCGTTTAATGGGACATATCTGTAAACATCATTGTATCTGTCGTACATATATTTGTAACCACTGTCAAATACAACATATGAAGATGAGTTAATTCCGTTAAAGAAACCAATCACATTATCTTTTTGTGTATTTGCATCAGCAACACCTACAACATCACTTCTTTCAGGAGATACAAATGCTACTGCATCTTTTCTGTTTTCTGCGATTGTAATAAGGTTACCTGCGTGTGTAGCATCACCATTAGCGGCCATAATTAAACCAACATCAACAGTTTCAGCATCCTGAAATTTCTCATAAGCAGTTAACTTTTGAGCTGTTGTTGCGGCTGTTCCGTCTGAACCGTTTAGTAATGAAACTACGCTTACAGTTGTTACTGAAGTGTAAGTTGTTCCTGAAGCAGCTGAGCCCCAGTTTGAACCAGATGAATTGTGGTCCATCCAGTAAATGTAAGAAGATTTATTATAGATTACATCTGGATAGTAATTAGTATCTCCTTGTGGTGATTTTGCGTCTGAAGCTTTAGACACAGCACCAAAAGTTTCTAATACATCACCTTTTGTACCTGTAATTCCACCATCTTCGTCAACTACAACTATGTGAATTTCGTCACCTGAACCACCTCTTGCTTGTGCATATGGTGAAGTTCCTGGTGCTTTATCAAATAAGTCATAGTATCTCCATCTTCTTCTTACTTGAGCACCATTTGTTGGGGCTGCATGTAAACCTGAAGAGTCAGAAGCTGTGAAGTATTGTGGTTCTTCTTTTCTAACTATTGTTAAATCATTAGTTGCTACACTAATAACTCTATATTCATATTGGTCACCAAAATTAACAATATCTCCTGCTGTGATACCTGTTCCTGATGTAACTGTTACAACCGTATCGCCAGCAGCCATAGCTGCATCAGCGACAGTAGTTTTATTAGTTTCTTCATAAGCAGTAGCAGACGGGCATGAT